TCCACCGTTAGATGAATGATTCCAATATTGAATAAATTTTAGGTGGAATGGTTCGGTGACTTAAAACTGCCATTGTAGATGGCATCACTTTAAGCACGATGGGACTTCGATAAGGACTCTTTTTGTATGAGTCAAATTTTCGAGTCTTCTCCATCATAAAATGACTATAGATGTAGCAGTTCGCTTTTTTTGCATACATCTTGCTGTCAATTTCAAGATTAAATTTTTTAATAATTTTTACTGCTCTTTTTTCACAGTCGCGTTCCATCGCACGAACGAGAAAGAATGCTCTTTTTAATTTTTGTTCTGAGTATTCTTTTCCGTTAAACCATTCATCTATTATAATACCAGCGCTGTCAGATTTTGTAAAAATTTTACATTTTTTAATGCATTGTAGAAAATGGCAATATTCATGAACCAGAGTGGACATAAATTCTGGTGAATTTTTTGCAATTTTTATTACTTTTTTGCCTTCATCGAAGTAACCAACACAGCGGTATCCCCCGACATTTACCAATTTTCCACGCCCAATGACGAGGTTCATTCCGTATTCTGCCAGATGATTTTTCACATGTCTGACAAACTGACGATTCCGCTTGTTCATAGGGGAGTCTCCTCAGTCCATATTATTTAGGATAATACTTGACAGTCAAGTAATGGGTGCTATATTATGGGCACTTCTTATAAGAAAGGAAATTTATATGGAAATTACTACTGTTGATCGTCCTACTAAGATTCAGAGAGTGTTTGATTACATGCGTTCGGGTTCCACCCTTACCGCAGGAGAGGCACGGAAGCGTTTCCGTGTGAGCAACATGCGCGCAACGATGCATGACCTCCGTGAAGCGTTTGATCGGTTTGACATGAACTACGCCATCACACGCGAAACACGCAACGGTCGTTCGTATTACCGTCTGGTTCGCAATCGTAGCCGCTAAAATTTAATAAGTTTTGTAGTGTAAGGACTCCCCGAAAGGGGAGTTTTTATTTTTAAAGAACACTTATATCTACTGGAATAACTACGTTTCCGTTCAATTCCATGTATATTTTTTTAGGACTTGTAGTTGATTTTGAATAAACAAAATATGATTGGTCAAATCCAGGCGTTCCTATTAAATAAAATTGATCTGCCATGGGAACCGTTCTTTGTTCATCCAAATACACATTTACAGAGAATCCTTTTAATGTTGGATGACTCAAATCTATTTTAAATCCATAATCTACATCAAATTCTAAACTAGAAATTGCAACCAAATTACTGCTTCCTTCTGGATTTCCAAGCAAAGTATAAACGTAATTTACTTCAAGATCACCAGAATCATTAAAAGAAGGTACTGGATTTTCATCTATAATAAAGAACACTGAACCATCAAATAAAACTGATTTGTCTGCGGAAGCTGCATTTGTTGCATTATCTGATAATCTCGCACAATACAAACAAGGTATCCAATATGAATTATATGTAGAAGTTTCGTATTGAGATCTCAAGAATGCCTGTAATTGATTTTGATTTTCAAAACAATTTATTTGGTTTCCATTAGAGTCAAGAACAACGTAGCAACCCAAAGCTTTTCTTGATTTTGATAAAATTTCTGGGTTTGCATTTCCTCTGAGATATTGCGTTACAGTTATATTGTTTGTAACTAAATTTTCGTCAGTAAGAACGGCATCAGTATACAAAAGCTCTCTATTATCTTTCAGCACTAAAACAGAATTTATTTTTATTTTTCCTGTATTTAATGTTGAACCTGTTAACTCAACATATTCTTCTTTACCAAATTCAGATCCCAAAAATCCAGCATTCAAAAAGGACTTTGATGGATTGTTTGTAATATTATTCAAAATATAATTTGCTGCTGTAGAACCACCTGTATATCCGGTTGTATATTGTGGTGGATCTATAAAGTTATTTTGATTATAAAATTTATAGTTTGTTGTATAAGTAAACCCGGAAACTATTCCACCAATTATAAGTTTATTTGAATTTGTTAAGCTTTGTAAAGAAAAAACACCAGAAACGTCTACGCTATAGTCTTGCTCAGAATCATAATAATTTCCATCGACAAGAGCAAAAGTTGTTCCCGCTGGAGTTGATTCAAACATCTTTATAAGATGAGTCAAATCGCTAGTCGAATATGTTGATGAATAATCAATAAAGCAACTAGATCCTATTATTGAAATGTTTGGTTTTGAATTTATATATCCTTGGCCAAATACAGGATCATAGGTAGCTCCTTCAAGAACTAACCCATAATTCTGCAGTGTCCTAGTGGCGTTAAGAACATATAAAAGTGGCATATTATGAAGCCATATATGTTATGGTTTGAGTACCTGTATTTGATATTGCGTAAACTTTATTTGTATTTTGAATATCTAAGAATACGTTTTCACCTGGATCTAAAGCGTACCCAAAAGATGAGCCGATTAGAGCAGATGTATTTCCAAGATAGATAAAGTCTGTGTTTGTTGAAAGTGCTCTGATGTTTATTCCAGCATAGCATGTATATCCTGCGGGATCCATCTGGCCAGCAGATGCACTGGTAGCCGAGAGTTTTCCAGTCTTAAAGTTTGTTGCTCTACCAACTCCGAGCGCTGTTAAATCTGTTCTTAAACCAACAACTTGTCCATAGATATTAGTCATACCGGACAAAATAGCAACATCATTGATATTCGCTGTGTTTCCAACAGTTACATTGATAGCCGTTGCTCCAGAAATTCCAGCTACCAATACAGTTGAAGGAATTGTGGCCTCAAATGTTGCCCCTGTAATATTAACTTTGAGAGCATCACCAACAGTTCCTATGTTCCATCCAGTAGCCCCTACAAGCTTTACAGGGAGGAATGTTGCACCACTTGGTCCGTAGACAGAAATTGAATCTGCTGTGGTATATAAACGACCACCGGTAACTTCAACTTGACTGCCGGTAAAAGTTTTTACATATACTGGAGATCCTGTTATACCTGTAGCAATAACCGTTCCGCTTACTGGTTGTGGGAAGCCTCCTGCTGTTCCTTGAACCGTAACCAGAGTGGAAACAGTGGCAGTCAACCCACTTGAAAAACTTACTGGTAGCGGGGATGAGCTGGAAACAATGTTTGCTGTTCCACAAATTCCATACGCTAGTTTAAAAAGTTGAAAGTGGGCGGTTGTACCAGCAAATTGCACTACGTCGGTTGCAACTGCAGCTGTTAAACCGGATGTTTCAATTACAATGTTATCATCATTATCTGAGGCCATTTAGGTTTCCTATAAATAGTTCTAGAATATTTAGAACGTTTAAATATTGATTTATTTTTATAATGGAGTATAGTTACAATGTATATGGATGATACTGCTAAAGAAAAATTTTCAGGCAAAGTTCTCGAAAGAGTTAAAAAAACAAAATTATCCTTTATGGATTGCATTTTAGAATTAAGTGAAGAAATGAATATAGATGCATCCACTGCTGGTAAACTTTTAACTAAACCGCTAATTGAAAAAATTGAACAAGAAGCAGAAAAATTGCATTTTCTAAAAAAGAAAAAAAGCACAAAACTGCCCCTTGACTAATACTCTAACTATACTATACTAACCAAAGAAAGGCCGAGGTAGACCCTCGGGTTCATTATTATGGCAAATTTTTCAGACTTTAAAAAGAAAAGCAAAAACTCAGTCGCATCTCTTACGGAGCGTCTTGATAAGATGACCTCCAAGGAAAGTTATAAGGATGATCGGCTCTGGAAGCCGGGAATCGACAAGGCTGGCAACGGATATGCTGTAATTCGTTTCCTCCCTGAAATTGATGGAGAGGACACGCCGTTTGTAGCAGTTTATAGCCATACCTTTAAGGGCAAGGGTGGTTGGTTCTATGAAAACTGCCCAACCACCATTGGTGAAAAGTGCCCTGTTTGTGCAGCCAACACAGAACTTTGGAACAGCGGTATTGAAGATGACAAAAACATTGCGCGAAACCGCAAGCGTAAACTCACTTACATTTCCAATATTCTTGTTATTGAAGACCCAGCTAACCCGGAGAATAAGGGAAAGGTTTTCCTTTATCAGTATGGCACCAAGATCTTTCAGAAGATTCAAAGCCTTGCTCATCCAGAATTTCAAGATGAAGTTGCTGTTGATCCATTTAACTTCTGGACTGGTGCAGATTTCAAGATTAAGATTAGAAATGTTGGTGGCTACGTAAATTACGACCGAAGTGAATTCTCTTCACCCGCACCATTGCTTGGTGGTGACGATAAGAAGCTTGAGGAAATTTGGAAGAAGCAGTACCCGCTAAAGCCGTTTGTGGATAAGAGTCAGTTTAAGAGCTTTGCTGAACTTCAAGAAAGACTCAAGAAGTCTGTAGGCGATGATATTCGCTCTCAGTTTACTGAATCAAAGAATATCGAAGATGATGTTGAGGAAACTGTCGTTGACAACATAGAAGAAAAAGATCCACTTCAGTATTTCTCTGAAATGGATAACGATTGAAAAAAGCCCCGAAAGGGGCTTTTTTTATTTAAACCCATATTGGTACATTTGTTATTTTACTTAACCTATCATTAAATACTAAATTTGTTAAAGTAAATGTAGGACGCTGTTCAGAAAGTTCTTTTGAATTTGGTTGATTGTTCATCTTGTTTGTTATATCTTCAGAGATTTTATTTACTGTAGGAATTAAATTTTGATCAACTAAATTTTGCAATTTTTCTGTTCTTTGTGCCAATAACAAATTTTTATCTCGTTCAATTATAGAAGCTTTGTCTTCGACATTTGGACTTATCTTTGTCTGTGCTTCGACCATTGGTTGATTTTGAGCAGACATCAAAATAGTTTCAGGTGCCTGTATTTCAAGAAAACTGCTTCTAACTTTTTCTGTAGAAGATATATAGTTTTCACTTTCTATTAATGGGGAAAGGATATTTGATTCGGCATTTACATTTATTTTTAATTCATTATCTGCCATATTGTTGCTCCATCTCTCTTCGTTGTTGCATTAATTTTTCATTGTGATCTGCAACAAGTTTTACATATATTTCTCTTTCCCAGAAATACATATCATCTAAATTGTTCAAACTCCATTTTCCAGAATTTATTAAATTAAAATTTGTGACATAATAATCTCTCAAATCAAAAAACTTTAGCGAAAGGTAAAAAAAGTTAGTCTACCAGACACCTCCACTTCTTTACCTTCTTCAAGTAAATTCATGTAAAGTTCTGGATGTTTAATTTTTTCTATTTCATTTAAAAATGAAAGAGGAAGATTGTCTACCAATTCTTTAACTTCTTTTGAAATAAATTTTTCTAAATCGTATACTTCATTTTTAAATGAGATACTTTCAATCAATGATTTTATATAAGAAACATTATCATTTACATCTACGTTTAATAATTTTTTTAAAGTCGGTGTGGTAATAGATAATTGAAGTTTACCACATTCTATTATTTGATTTTTTATCAGTGTATTTTTAAATTTAACATCATTTATGTTTACTTTTATTGGTTTACCATTTACAATTAAATTTAATTGTTCTTCTACGCTTTTTGATCTTATTTGAAGAAACAAATATTCTGCATCAGCTAGACACAAATTTTCAATTTCTTTTAAATCACAGTTTGTTTTTAAAACATCAATCAAACTTCTAATTGCTAGGCTAGAATTGTTTTCTTGAAGTATTATTGATATATTTTTTGCATCTTTTACTCGAAACGGTGTAAACGACACTTTCTTTTTGCAAAAAGGAAGTTCACATTCATACCACGGTAAAACAGAATTTATTTTTTCTTTTAAATCGTTCATAATTGAGTATTAGTAAAATTGTGTACATAATCACGGAAGCCAAACAATACACTGTATGTCATATAACTGTCATTTTTTAACATGGTCATCATCACTGGTTGGGTTTCTACTGGAAATACTTCATAATAAGTTATACTGCTGTTTACATTTCCATTTGGATCCAATATGTTTATAACCATACTGACGTTTTTTATGGCTTGATCATAATAAGGCAATACAAATGGGTTTCTGCCATCACCACTGCTATTTTGTCTACTAGAAAAGAAATAATTAAACCAATCATTAAAGAAGCTTAATATGTAATTATCATTAGTTACTGGAAAGGTTACTAGAACCCCATTACCACCTGCCATCAATTGCTGACTTCGGGGGACGAATCTACCAAAACCAAAACCATTTAAATTATCTTGAGCAAAATTTAAAGTTCTTGGAGCCATGTCAATTTGTTGGGCTTGTATCTCTATTGTCTGATTATAAGAAGGAACATTAAAAAACGAGACATTAAATCTGTTGGTAAGTTGTAAACCACCATGCCTATCAACATAGTCTTTTATTTGTTGAATTGAATTAAAGCTGCTCATTGGCAAAAATCTCTTTTTCTGTTATTATTTTAAATTCCATTCCGTGTTTATCGCAGTAAGCCTTTGCAGCTTTCCACTTTGCTTGGTTAATAACCCAAGTAATTTTTTCTTTTTTGGATGCATTTTCTTTTAAATAAGTTTGTTTTTTTGGTTTTACTTCAATCATCCAAGATTTTTCTTTTGATCCATCTGTAAATTTTATCAAAAAGTCTGGAAAATAATTGTGTACTTTTTGATCAATCGGACTCATATACGGTACTACGACCTCTTCAAACGACCATTTTTGAACATTATTATTTTCATCACAAAACTTACATATATTTCTTTCCCACAGTGAACGACAAGTTATTTTTGTGGCATCGCCAACATACTTTTCAACGTTTTTTGGTTTAAAAGTTGTTCTGTAGGCCATATGAATATTTATCATAAATATTTAATATGGCTAGACTTTCCTACCAATATCCTAGCACATCTCCTTATATCGAAGAACAGCCTCTTTGGGTTACTTTTTCTGCTTCTACCTACTCTCTTGTTAATAGAGATAGAACAAGAGATGGTCTTTGGCAAAGAAGATTTGCAGAACTTACACTTCCGATGCCAAAAGTTCCAGGATACTCTTTAAAACACGAATTCGGGGAAGGAACAAATCCTGTTGGACCTGTTCTGTCCATGGGTGCAGTTGCAAATAGCGGTGGTTTTAAAAATTTTGATACTCTTTGGAACCGAATATTGGCTCCAGATGTAGCTGCTACTGAATATATGTATTCCACGTCTACTTATAGAAGATTTTCAAATATAAGCGAATACACAATGGTTTCGGAAGCAAGAAGAGTATATGCTTTTGATTATATATTCGCACCAAAAAATAATGAAGACAGTATTCAAGTAGAAAATATAATTGGAACTTTTAGAAAATCTTCTTATCCAAATGTGGCCAATGGTTTGCCAGAAAGAACTTACCCACAAAATTTATGGACAATTGGAGTAAGCCCCGGTTTTTCCAATAATCCAAATCCCACTGGTCCCCGTACAGATCTGACAGCCAACTGGTTGGGCGAACCACTTCCATGTGTTTTGCAATCAATGGTTGTAAAAAAGAATGACGACAGCGATCCAGTTTTACGTCTACTTCCTAATGGTTTTTCAAATGTAACTTTATTGGGACTAGTATTTGTAGAGTTTGAAACAGGATCTTACGACTACAATAGAAATCAACTTTTGTCGAAATCCGAAGTTTCGTATAATAGTTTTGGAACAAGTTCAACATAAAAATGAAATACTCAACCAACTTACCAGCAAGAACTTATACAACAACAATAGGAGATTTCAATATAATTGATCTCTGCAGTTATTATACTTTAGATGATACAAACTTTGAAAAAGTAAACATTCCAATTGATAAAAGTCAAACTTTAGTAGAAGCAAGTTACATAAATTTTAGAGATGTTGATGCTATTTGGTTATTTTTGTTTGCGAATAAGAAAATAAATCCTTTTACTTTAACAAAATTAGACGCACCAACTGCTCTTGCAAAGGTTGAAAATTATGAAGATTTGAATATATCTGAAGGTGCTGGAGCCGATGCCATAGGAACTAAGGGTGGTATTTTAATAGAAAAGACAAATAACAGCGGTGTAACATGGGATTACGGATCTACTGGAAATTTTAGTTTAACTGGTGGGTTTGCTTTGATTGATGGAGTAAATTCTTTCACCAAATCAGTATTAATAAAAGAACCTAAATCAAATTTACCAATAACGTTGAGTGACGGTTATTTTATGCTTAATCGCAGTTCAAATAATTCTTATTCAATTTATAATCCAAGTAAAGATTTAGAAATTTTGAAACAATCGGCAGCAACACAATCTATAAATACCATACAATACGAACTTGCTGAAATAGATTTAAGAAGAACTACTGCTCTTACTTCAAATCTTCCTTACTTAACCAAAGGAAGTGGTTCTGCATATACCCCAGAAGGAACCGGAGTTACATTTTCTTTCGAAGAAGATGTTAAAAATCAAAATATAGATATATTGGGTTACGATTTAAAGAGTGTAAATTATTCTAATTTGTTGCAAGTAAATCAAAATTACGTTGTATAAAATATGCCTACAGGTATAGAACAATTAAATCCAGCTTATTCAAAAATATTAGACATTGTTCTTCAAAAAGACAATGGAGATGAAGCATTTTCAATACTAAAACCAAATACACTTTGTAGATTTGAAAAAATGGAATTTTTGGAAAGTATTTTTGAAATATTTCCAAGTGGTTCTTTAGTTGTAAAAGATACTTCAGATATAATAAGTCACATAAAAAAAGAAGAAATCGATACCATTGTTGCTACTTTTATAAATGGTGAAGTTAATAAATTTTCAATAACAAGCACTTCTTATATCACCAATGCTGCTTCAGAAACCGAAGAAAACTTTGTTTCTATAAATTTTAGTAACCATCTTTATAAATTATCACAAGACAATTCTTTAATAAAAATACTGGATACACCAAAACCAATAGTTAAAAAAGTAAGTTCTTTAGTATCTGATATAGTTTCAAAATCAACTTCTTTGTTTTCTGAATTTGAATCGGCAACTCCACCAAGATTGATGGTTAACGATGAAACTTCAAACTATGCTTTGTATAAGCCATTAAATCCATTAGAAGATAAAATTGAAGTGGCAAATGAAAATTTTATCCAATACTTGTATTATCTTTCTAGCATGGCATGCAATAAATTAACTTTTGAGCCAAATTATTTGTTTTGGACTGGTTTTGAAAATCAACTAAATTTTAAATATTTTTATAGAAACATAGATCAAGATAGCGCAAAAATAAGTAAATTAAACTCTTATAATTTAAGATATGCTGTTTATAATTCAGATGCCACCAGTATTCAAATACCCAGAGGCGGCAAAAAGCATTATAAAATTTACATATTAACAACAGAACCTGCAGACCAATTTGTTTCTAAAAAATATTATTATGTTAGAAAAACACCAAAAATTTTAAATAAACGACCACCGGGATCTACAGAATCTACAACAGAATTGTTAACATATCAATTTCAAGACGAAGGTGAAAAATTTGACATTGAAATAATTGGATCTGATGGTGCAAGAAACAGCATAGAACCAGGCGCGGATGAATTGAAATGGCCTTATCACTGGGGTTATTATACATCTATGGTTTCTGATGATAGAATAAGTTTGCCAGCTTCTATAAATCAAAATTTAGGATTGAGTGGTAAATATTCATCAACAGATTTCATGGGTTTAAATGGAACATTTCCGTATATCGATAATACAGAAATGTGGAAAAATATTTTTGATTTCACACCAATACACCCAAATATTTCAACAAATTCGGATACCGATAATTTAGAATTACAAAAAGTAATGGATATTAGATATGATGTATTCAGGGCTGATAGTGGAATTTCAAGTTCTTTGGAAGAAATAAGACAAATTGAGAAACAAAATTTTATAGCGTATGTATTATGCTGTTTGAAGAGCGAAGTACTAGAAGAAGAAACTTTTTTTGCTGCAATTTATGGATATAAACAAGATCCAGTAACTGCTAGTGATATAGGGGCAAACGAAGAACCATTAAAGTATTTGTATGCGTGGAGAAGATTAAAATACGCAAATACAACATTTAGTGGAACCCCTCCAGTTCCCCCCAACAATTCTTTGTTTAGACTTTTTGAAAATGATGGTTGGGAAGATGACAGTGAAGGTGTAGATATTAACGATAATTCTACTTGGGCGGTTAATTTAAACGAAAGAACCAATTTCTTTTCTTTCGGTGCTGGTGCAATACCATCAACAGGTTATTATGCACCAGGATGGTATGCATTAAATCTTTTGAATGATTTTAACGATGTTTATTACAGACCTGTTGGGAATACCGTTGGCCAATTAGTAACTTCTTTCACAGACTTTGGATCTAAAAGACATATAGTAAGAATGACAAAAACTCCAATAAAACTTTTATTATTGCAGGCAGGTGTTCAGGATGAAGAAGTTTTGAACTATTATGCTGGCAAATATTTGTATACATTTAATTCTGCAAATATAACAGATGGGCCATGTCCACCGACAGAAGGTGGAGGAATAATAGTTGAACAAGGACCATAAAAATGACAAATATTCCTTCCCAGATTAAAACAATCGGTGCAACAAAAACTTCTCTTGCAATAAATACGGTTTCATCAAAAGAAAGTTATGATTGTGCTAATGCCCAAATAACAAGAGGTTTGACTGGACAGCCAGCTACGCTATCTGAATGTAAAGAAAATTATCCTAATATAGCTACAATAGCAACTGCATTGGGCGTTGATATGGACAATCCTTGGAGTGGTCCACCGATACCAAGCTCTCTACCACCAATACACGATACTTTATTGGGGAATGATTCAGATTTAAAAGAATGCACGGGCATTTCAAGTAAACTTGGAGACTCTTGGTTAGGTTGTCTTTGGGGTTCCCCAATGGCAGATTTTAGTTGCACATGTCCAGACGTGGGTGCAAATTTTGACAAATATTTAAAATTAAGATTAAATGTTGCAACTTTTTGGAACACCCCAATAGAAACTCCAGCAAAAAGATCTGAGTTTCTAGATGCTATTAAATTTGCTCCGAAAACAACAATCGTAGTTCCTGGAACATTTCAAGTTAGACCCGGAGATGTAATTGAAATAAAAGCTGATAACACCGCAGCATATCAAAATTCCGGAGCATCAATTTTATCAAAAAAATATTACGTCATATCTGTAAAAAATATGGTTTCAAGTGGTGGTGTCCACGAAACAGCAATTGTTGCAAGTACAATTTTGCCATAAATAATATGTATGGCGACTAAAGATTTAAATATACTTGGGCAAAAAGTATCTACACCAGCAAATAAAAAAGATATT